TTTGCAGCTGTACACTCCCCGCATTTGCACGGTTGCACTCCTGGCTATTGTGTTAGTTCCACCAGTTGACCAGTAAGTTGTCCCCGTCTCGAAGCTAGGATTAGTACAAAGGTTGGTTGTCGCCTTCGGTTTTATCGCATAGATTTTGTAGTTTGTTACTGTCATAGTTGTGCGTATCCCTGTGCTCTCTGGATGCTATATGGAATCGCGTCCGCTCCATGGGCTACTTGAGTCGTGATGTTGTAAGTGTTATTGTTGACAACTTCACGAGCATGGGATGAAGTCATTGCTGCTGCGTCAAGTGTCAATTTTGCGCTGTCAATCATCGCATCAGCTGGTAAACTAGCTCCTAGTTTTATACCCTTTGCCCAACCAAGCATGATATTTTTACCAACCTCAACCTCAAATAGTTTTGACGGTGATCCATTATCGAAAAATCCTGTGATTGTGTCAAATAACGCTTTTGCAATACCAAGGGCGGCTTTATATAGAAAGTTTGCGAATTTTCCTAGACCTTCAGCAATTCCCATAATAATATTTTTTCCTACTGATCCCCAATCGGTATCTTTGAATAACGAAATAACGGAGTCAACAACTTTTTTAGCTGCGGCTTTTATGAGTGGCCACGCTGTCTCTACCGCCGTTTTTATCGCGTCCCAAACCTTATCCCATACTTCGCGTAACTTTTCACCGAACGCGTACCAGTCACCCTCAAATGCAGATTTGAACGCGCTAAATATTCCCTTGATAATATCAACGGCAAAGTTAAAGACAGATTTTACAGCATCCCATAAAGCCGTCGCAATCGCAATTACTTTTTCACCGTGAGCAGCCCACCATGTCTGGATTGTAGTCACAAAATTATTAATTGCGTTTTTTATCCATTCAGTAGCCGCTTTTGTTTTGCCCTGAATATCACCCCAGTTGTTTTTCCATGCCAGAGCAAGCAAAGCAACTACCGCAATTACGGCGGCGATGATAAGCAATAGCGGGCCAACGGCAATACCGATAGCGCCTGCAACCGCTGAGAATACTCCAGCCATTGCGCTAACACCTGTGATCACTCCACCAATTACGGTGATCAGTGGCCCTAAAGCCGCGACAATACCTAACACTATCAGTATCGTCTTTTGTTGCTCCGGTGTAAGCATTTTGAAGCGGTCTAACAATCCACTAAGAGCGGTTGTAAGCTGTAATGCAATCGGTATTAGTTGTTGACCGATAGCAGCCGCCTGATTTTGTAATTCTGCCTTAAGTATTTTTGAGCTGTTAGCCAAACCGTCTGAAGTGTTTCTAAAATCACCAGCGAATTGGTTGGTTTGCTCGTATATCAAAGCAAGTGCAGCTTGTGCTTTTGCATTATCGTTGATCTTACCTTCTGCATCACCAAGCCCCATTGCTAACGCACGCGCTTCAATAGCAGCCGCGTTTATCTTTACACCGAATTGTTCTAATGGGTTAAATTCACCCTTCAAACCGGATTGAATAGCGTTCATTGCCTGTGATACATCGGTATTGAAAATACTTGCCATGTCTGAGGCACGTTCACCGAGATTGATTGTTTCCTCAGCCGCGCCTTGTAAATCAAAGCCAACATTTTTCAGAAATGCTCCAGTAACAGCCGATAATTGGTTAAAGTCAGAGCTACTCATACCGACCATTTCAGCGGATTGATCACTATACTCTTTTATAATGCCAGCGGCGTCACCAAATACAACGTTGACGGCGTTAGCGGACTCTTCCAAATCAGAAGCCCAATTAGTAGCAGCTGTAGCAGCACCTATCAGTGGCAATGTAACACCAACGGTCATCATGCCTCCTACTTTCATCATGTCCTTGCCTATTTTGTCAAACTTTGTTTGTAGACCAGATGCCTTTTTTTCGGCGTTGTCAATGCCTTTGTCGTAATCCTTTTGGTCAAGGGTTAATTTTGCCGCTATTGTGGCTGCGGTAGTGATAGTACACCTCCTTTGTTGTCATACGTCACCTACTTCTTTTGACGCTTATCTATGATCGGTTGCCTAAATACGTTCTGCATTTGTCTCAGATAAAATTCACGCTGTTGATCAGGATTCATCTCTTCCAGTTCACTTTCAAGTCGTGATTTCTCTTCCTCGTTGCGTTTTTGCGCTATCAGCTCTTTACTGACAAGCTTAAACATGTTACGCATGTAAACGTCCGCTTTTTTCTGCTTTCCTTTGGGGGCGTTGATGTTGTGTAACATTGTCAGCATGATAGCCGTACGGTATTCTCGATCTTCAAAGCCCCAGGGTTCGACAAGGTTGAAAATCTGCCATGATCTGTATTCAGGCGCTGGTAGTGCGCGTATCTCTCCAAGAGTCTTACCGAGTGCCAACCCTAACCGATGCTCAAACATTCGGTCAGGGTCGGTTGTTAGTTTTTTAGCTCGTCCAGTACTGCAATATCTTCAGTCATGTCACTAAACTTTACAATCTCGGCAGCAATAAAACCAATGGCAGAGCCTAGCTTTTCCTCTAGCTTTGGAATATCGTTACGGGTAAACAGTCGCTTTCCTTCTGCATCACAAATACCAGCGACACATAGAAATGCGTCATGCCCGTACAGGTTGATCGCTGTAATCTCTTGATTCTCCGCTCGTTTATCCTGTTTCATCTTTGTGGCACCGTATTGACGCTTCAAATATTCGTCTTGTTCTCCACGTGATAATTGTCGGATATACAAACTTGGATCTTCGACTTTGCCTTTCCAGGCTGGCACATCAATCAGCTTTACCTGAATATCATTGATGTTTAGAATATCATCTCTTGATAATGGCATATTTATCTCCCTTTTATTTTTACAGTCCGCTGATTGCGCCGGATACCTTGATTGTGATCGAAATTGCACCAGCATCCTCAAGCGGTAAATCAGGCTCAAAGTTGGTTACATGTCCGGTAAATGCGATGGTCAAACCGATAGCAGTCGGTAATACGATCTGCCAGTTGTGGTTAGAATCATCCTCAAATACAGATAACACACCTGTTGAGCCGTCCTGTGTCGCGTTGGTTGGCAACCAGTTGCCTTCAAAAGTCACCTCTCCGGCATCTTTCCAACCAGGGATGAATTCTCTCCAACCGTTAGAACTATCCTGTGATGTAACCTCGATTGAATCCTTGCTCATTTGTGGAGGGGAAATATCCTTGACTTCTGCAATCTTAGTGAAGACCTCGGGACTTGCCGCATCTCCAAGTTTTAATTGTGTGCCATAAGGCCAAAATGCTGAACTTGTCATTATCTACTCCTTTCTTAGGGTAAGCGTAATACCGCTAATTTTACGTTTGCGTTATTGGTGTTAACGTGGATAACTCCACCTGTCTGTTTCCAGCCTTTGTCATTCGTCATTCCAACGGTGAAAGCTGCATAATCACCAACTGCCAGAGAATAAGAGGTAATATCACCCTCTCGGTTCTTTTCGTCCGCGACACTATCAATGGTGACTGTGTAAGCGGCTGTACCATCGTTAAAGGCAATCAATAATTCTTTGCCAGTACAGGCATACTGATTACCGCCAGTTCCATCGCTTGCTGCCAGGGTAAAATCAGCTCCGCCGGCGCTTATTGCTTCGAACGGGGTTTTTGGTGTTTGCACTGTTAATACTGTTCGTGCCATTGTTTGCTCCTTTTTCTAATATATCGTTCAATATTTTTTCTTGCTTTTCATCCGGCTCGTGTGTAAGTACATGCAAGATCATTTCATCTTCACTATCATCATTCTTGCCACACACTTCACATACATAAACCGGTACAATATTTTTCCACATTACTTTTTTGTATCTGTCTTTAATCACTTGTGCCAATACGCACCTCCAATATCTCACGCGGTTTGTCTGTGTCCGTGTTCCATTGCGGCCTAACATCGTTGATAAAAACAAACCCTACTTGAATGTCACCCATTTGTCCGCTGTAGCCACTCAAAGCATCCTTGATAGCGTCCCTTGCTGTAATGCAATCCACAATATCATCATCGAAAATATCAATCTGTATTAGTGGCATTCTGGTTGGTTTGTTGTCCATAGTGTAACTGTAAGGTTCTACGATGCTGGTAATCCTCGCATGTGGTAGCGTTGCCTCTGGTGGAATGTGATCAACATAAACACGCGTACTAAACAAGGTTGATATCACTGAATTGGTAAGCAGGAACGTTCTCAGGTTTGTTTTTATCTCGGCCATCGTTGCTCCACTAATAGCTTAAATGCCATGCTGATAGGTCGTTGGATGTTTTCCTCGTTTCCAATGATCGACGGTCGGATAAACGGCTGTATTGGATAATTAGGCATGTCCTGTCTACCATATTCAATATTTGGTGCATAAATCGTTTCCGGCCCGACTTCATCTTCAACCCTTTCCTTCGATGACTCTACAATGTGAGACTTGATCGATGTTTTCGTAGCACCCGTTCTCACAGGGACCCGTAATCGTTGCGCGTTGTTGATGACATAACTACCAGCCCCAATCAAGTTGATCATATCGCTTTCGGATAGCTCAATCTTTTTCAAGGCTTCTTGTAGTCCCTTTATGTCAACTGTCATTGATATGCTCATTAGACGTCTGCCTTTTTCAATGCAACCACATATCCCATTGGTGACCTGTCCCTGATACCAACAATCTCGAAAGTTACATCCGTATAAGATGAACCATCAAATCTGCCCGTGATCTTGAATAAATCACCATTAGCAGGTGTAGCACCTACGAACCGAACCTCTGCATTGATGATTGCAATGTCCGCGTAGTCTCTCCATGATTCCAGGTTTGGTTTGTCTGTGAAGCTACAATCTACAGTTGTCTCTGTGTTGGTTGTGATCGGTTGCCCTGCTGCATCCTGACTACTTGATACAGGATGTAGTAATATACCCGTATCAGCATAAACATGGTTTTCTGTGATGCGTTGTATTTGTGCAACCAGGCGGGCGTTTGGTAATTTCATTATGGTGCCCCGTCATAGAC